AGATGTCCAATTAACTATGATTAAATCATCGTCATTAATACTTTCTTTAATTTTTGCTTCAACCATTTTGTGATGAATATATACATTGCCTGCACCCGACTTTGCCCAATTTTGAAAGGGCAAGCCAGTATCTCTAGCAATTATATTTGCCCAAGTCGGCCAAAGATAGTGCGTATAACTGCAACCAAAAGCAAAAAATCTATTGTATTTCATTGAATACGTCCGTATAGTCTATACCTTTCATCGTATCTAGATGATTGTAATTATGTTCTAATACTTCTTGCATATCCTTGTACATTTCTAACCATTCTGAATCAGATTTATTAGTTAGTTGTACAGTTAAATCCATAATAGCTTGCATTCTATTTGTAGGATTAATCATACCGTCATATGCTTCGTCCCACCATTTATCAAAAGTTTTAAATCCTAATTTTTTAAGCCATGCAAGAGAGTTTGGATGGCCAACAAGTACAAACGGTTGATGGCATAGCATCGGTTTGAATATTTTTTCTGATAAGAAGCATGTTGTTTTATGTTCTTCATTAAATGCTGTTTCAGAAATAAGACTAAACCATGTTCTTAGATATGTATCTTTAAACATTGTCCAAACATGATTTTGATTAAAATCTTTTTGATCTAACACACACGGTAGTTTTTCAATAAAATTATTAGCATTTCCTCTAGTAAATGCAGGATGCGGATCCCAGTCAGGCGGTATTGCGTGTCTATGTGTTATTAATTCAGCTGATTGATTAGGATGTCCTCCTAAATGTGCAGAATGGCTAAAGTCGCTTATTTTAGGATCTAGTAACTCATAATAATTAAGCATAACGCCTAGCGTCATTCTGTGCTGCCGAGTAACTCTATTCAAACAGCTAAAACTTTTCATTTCCTTTGCTTTTGATTTGTATTCAATTTGTTCTTCAAAAGAAATAGCATCTTGTCCGTTTTGATATTTTAACAAACCGCAAAAAGAAATAGAAGGTACAATATTAATTTTTTCTTTTCTATTGCCGTAGTGCTGTTCGTGTACTTGTTTTTCTAATAAGTTTGATGTTGTAATAATAATTTGTGAGGGTGGAATTTTATATTCTTCACATTTTGTATAAATTACATCATAATAATCTCTTGGAATACCGACGCTCTTTAACACTTTACTTTCTATTAAAGGAAATCCTTCCCATCCTTGATCAATGTGTAAAATTGCTCTGCGCTTACGCATTGACTGCACTACAATAGGCCTATGTATGTGTAACAAATCAAATAAATTATGTCTTGGCGAGTCATATCCTCCTAACCAATTTGCTGGAGGTCCTGATGTGCCAATTTCATATATAAACTTTAATTTTTTAGCATCGCGTAGTGATACATCTTCATAGTCTCCAACATGCCTACAATATTCTTTTAGAAATTGATTGCATAAGATGTAACGTCCATCAAACCATGCATCCATTAAATTACGATCAGGAGTTCGTATTCCCTTTTTATTGAAGGGCATTCTGTCCCATGCAAAATAATATTTTTTTCTATCAGTCGTCATAGTGTGTGATGCTCCCTTCATGCATTTCTATTACCGGAATAGTATTGTCTAAATCGATAGTATCTAACCAATCAGTAAGTATCTTTGGAAATACACCTATGTCCTTACCTCTACGCTTATCATATTGTGCATAAAAACTTTTAAAATCGTGTTGCAATTTATCTTTGTCTTCGGTCGTACGTCTATGTGGTTTATCTACTACTTCAATGTAATCTATTAATCTTTGTATCTGTGCTCTTTCACCTGGATTAAATAACGGATTTAATTTATTTTCTTCTGACCATGCTTCTAATTTTTCTCTGCAATGATCCTTAATATGATCAGGCAATGCTAACGGGCTCATAAAACTTGGCCAACGTAAAATATTTAAATCGACAGCAGGTTTATGAGGTGCATATTTTGCCTTTAATTCTGCCATGTCATCTAAAAATTCTGTAATACTAAACAAACTTAAACTTGTAATAGTCATCATGATTGTTGCACATCTTAAACGTCCATTACTAATAACATATTCTAAGTTATCTTTCCAAGTATTATATTCTAGTCCGTCTCTTATATAATCTGCTTGCAATCCAGTAGCTTCGCAACTGGTAAACAAGTCAAACTCTTTATAATTATCAAGTTTAGTAAAATCAACTAAGTCTTGTATTAAGTCATCTTTTACCATAAGATTTGAATTAATTGCAATTCTTAAATTAGGAGCATGATTTTGTTTTACAACTTCTGCAAAGTTCCAAAACTGATGACTTACTAACGCTTCGCCGCCAGTTATCCTAAGTTCTTCTAGTTCACTGCTTAATTGAGGCCACCATTTAAAAAATGCTTCTACATAAGGATTACCTTCGTTAAACTTTCCGTACGGTTCGGTCCATTCGCCGTCATGGTGGTATGCGCCTGCACCGTCTGATTTCATTTGTTGATACGGGCCATTCTTTTTAATATCTTGTGCCCATGTAGTGCTATAACTTGAATTACAATAACTACACGCTAAGTTACACGTTCTATCAAAACTAATTTCTAATGTTTTTGGAATAACATCCTCATATGGATCATTTTTTGAAATTGCAATGATGTCTTTTTCTTTGTATATTTGACTCTTATATACTCTATCAGAAATATTATCTCTACCAATATCTTCAATTTTCCAGCAGTATTCACATTCGGGTGGTCGTTCACCTTTGATCATACGCTCACGTTGTTTCTTTTTGTGTGCTGTATTATGCAACGCACTAGGATTAGTTTTAATTTCTTCCTTATCAATAGGATGAGGAATAGGCAAATGACAACTATGTGTCATGCCATGACCTAAATGGATAGTTGCATTAAGCCATTTAGCAGCACAGAAGCTAGGACTAACTGAGTCTAGTACTCTTTTACGCCAATCAAATAGTCCTTTACTCATAACGTTTTACACTCCCAATAAAAATCTTCCATTTCAGGAAATACTTCTAAGAAGTTCTTTCCTCTACGTTTGTCATGTTCATCAAAGAATGCAACGAAGTTTTTTCTTCCTTCAATAAGATCTTTTTCTTTAATGTGCTTAGGACTCTGCTGCATTACCCAATATATCCTTTGTAATCTATTAATCTCATAATCATACATTCCAATACCGCACAATGGAGGCCAATGACTATGTTCTTTATTTTGAAACATCCATGTTACTTGATCTTCAAGCATTTTTAAATATTTTTCATTCTGTACTATTAGTATTGATTGATGCGGTGGCCAACGTAAATAACTAACATCTAAACTTACTGCATGGCTTTTTGCAGGGTCAGTGTGATGTTTTTTACGCAAGTCTAACAAGTCTTTCATTAAATCTTGATAACTAGACAAACTTAATGAGTTGTATGTTGCCATATTTGTAATTTTACAATCTGGTATTTCTGTTAAAACTTTATCGCAGTTATCAATCCACTGGTTATAATCCATACCGTGTCTGATATACTCAGCACGTTTACCATAAGCTTCTGCACTAGTATAAATTTTAAAATCTTTGATTAAACCTTCACCTTGAATGCGTTTAGCCTTTTCTATCATCTTGTCAACTAAACCGTCTGGTACACAAAGATTGCTGTTTATGTTTAATTCTAAGTTAGGATTAGGGTTTTCAATAATATAATCTAAAACTTTGAAAGTATCCTTTGCCATCAACGGCTCGCCGCCAGTAATTCTAAATGTGTGTAAGTCTGGATACAACTTTGGCCACCACTTCCAAAACGCATCAACATAAGGATTTGGATCTTTATGCGGAATCGGTGTTTTACCGTTTTGTGCAATCCATTCTAAATTATTAAAATTATATGTAGTGCCAGTATACCCGCCGTGCTTTTGTATTTCTTGCATCCAAGTACTACTAATTTCAGGTGAACAGTATGTACACGCAAAGTTACAAGCATTTGAAAAACTAACTTCTACATAGCTAGGATTTGTATTTTCATCTGGAGAGCTCTTTGCAATAATATCTTTCTCAGGCCAAGCCCAATCTTCTGCACTTTTAGTTATTCTGTCACTAAATGTAGAGCCATCTGACGAGTCTTCTGCTGTCCAGCAATAGTCGCATTCTTCTGGACGTTCACCTTTGAGCATTTTAGCACGTTGTTGCTTTTTAAAACTAGTATTGTGTAGCGCACTAGGATCTACTTCAATTTCTTCTAAAGGTATTTTATGTGTTGCTGGGTGGTGGCAACTGTGCGTATGACCTGTTTGTAAGTGAAGTGTAACTTGCTTCCATTTGGCAAGGCACATAGAACAACTAATATTATTAAGTTCTTCTCTTACACTCTTATATCCGGTTAAAACGTCACCCATTATACGTCCTTTAGTTCTTCGATAAATCTTTGATTATCAGTTCTTGAAGGATTTTGATAAACTGATTTAAAAAATTTACTTTGTTTAGCGTTTAACGGCTGTTCTGCAATAGGAATATCTAAGTTAGTTAGGATTTTATTGCCTAAATCTTCAATGGAATCTTGTAGTCCTTCCATTGAAACCCTTGGTTCAACTTCGTCCCAAAGACTATTTAGGTATTTAAAGTCTCTTACTTGCACATAATCCCAATCTGTACACATTGTTTTATACAGACCTTCTCGTGCGCCATAGATTGCCCAAAGGCCATTGTCAACATCTGCACCTACCATAGACCAAATATATAACCAATGCAAACATCTCCAATGATTATCTTTAAACTCTTGGGGTGTAATTCTTACGCCGCGATCAGTAGCAAGTTTTACACCCTCTCTAAAACCTGCTCTCCATGCTTGTCCTGGTGTTTCATTATTAAATACGTCTGAATAAACACTATTCATTTGTATATACTGTGCATCCCAACAAAAATCTACTTGTGCATGTGCATTGTTAGGGTCAGCATTTTCATGTGTTCGCATATTTAACACATAATCAGTTGGCCAGCATTTAATACCACCGTTACCGTACATTAATCCATTTATTTCATTTCTTCCGCACCAGCTAATAACAGCATTTTGTAAATCAACATGTTCAGTAAAATCAATTTCTTGGTTTAGAAATTCTGCACGTATTCTGTTGTCGCCGTCAACTGTAATAAATCTATCTGTTTCACTTAATCTCGCACAGGCTTTGTGTGCAGCATCTGAGCCTTCTACTCCATGTACACGTTTAGCCCATGGTACTTTTTGACATAAGTCTGCATAGTTTTTTTCTGCGTTTGGCTCGTCATAAGACAAATAAATTATGTCATAATCAATGGGCTTAAATTTACTCATTTACTGTACTACCTCATGTGCATAGTGTTCAAAATATTTTGCTGTGTATATACTTACGTTAACTCCATCTAGTTCGCTGTCATATATGAAAGGTATAGTTTTTGGCTTTGCCCAAAGTAATTCTTCTGCATTTATTTCCAAAGTTCTATAAAGAATATTAGGATCATATTTTTCTGTTACACTAAAGTATAGTTTGTCATTAATAGAATAACCACTAGTGTTTAAAAATGCTTTAGTATAAGGATTAAGTATAATTGTCCAGCATTTATCCATAAAGTTTTGTTGGATAATAACGTCATAATCCTTATTAGTCTTATAATTATAAATCCTTGTACCTACTAGTACTAATTGTCCATTTTCTAAAGAGTCCTTACTTACTACAGTATGTCCAGTCTCGTAAAACAAAGTTTTCTTATTTAATGAATCAAATTTTAAAAGTTCTTTTGAGTCCCAAACAATCAAATGTCTATTAGATTCTCTCCAAAAAGAAGTTTCTTGTTGTTTTTCAAATTGTTCAGAAGCATATCTAATACTAAAAATTTTATTATTACTCAATACAATCATACCTGATTGTAGATCCTTAGGGTCAATAACTTTTAAGTACTTGTTTTCATCAGCATATAAAATAACATCTTCTACGATAATTTCACAATTTGCTTTTCTAAATTTAGTTTCTGCTTTTTGATCTTTTTTGATTCTATAAACTGTTTCTTGATGCCAAACATGTTGACCTTCTGTATGCGGTAGTTCGTCATACCAAACATCAACATGTACACCTTCATATTCGGGCTGCATTGTTAAAAATTGTAAATCATGTGTAACTGTTGACATATCTGTTAATAGTACATCTTTTACAAAAAGCTCTGCGTTACCAAATATTTGACCTTCATCGTTATCTTCTAAAAGTTTGTAAACATTATTTTCATAAAATACTATTTGATCTTTTACATATTCGCCTTCAATTGCCCATATATAAACATCAACACCGTCATATGCTGGTTCGAGCGAACTATGTCCATCGTTATAGTTTTTTATTAATGGTAATTCGTAACATAGTGTTGATGCAATTTTATTTTGATCTTCATATGTTTTACGTTTTAATTTTCTATCTTTGAGTGAAACATCATATGCAATAATATACTCATCAAGCCTAAACTCTCCTTGAAGTAACGGTTTTGCTTCATCTTGAGTGACTGTTAATACTTCGTATTCGTCTGAATCGTATTTTCTATTACTAACTTTTTTAACTGATCCAGTTTCTTTTTCATAATAGATATATGCATCATTTGAAACAGCTTCTACTTTTAATTTTCTTAATAAACTTGCTAGTTCAGACATTTACTAAACTCCTATAACGCTCAACTACTGGAGTCTTTTCTAAAAAACTATTTTCTGTATAGTGCAATATGCCATTTTGTAAAAAATTTCCTATTTTAATACTGCAATCTTTTGAAATATAAAATCCAACTTTATCTAGCCACGAAGCTTCTATTTCTTTCCAGTCTTGACAGTGTGCTTTCATGTGTACAAATGTAGGTATTGATGAAATACTATTAGTAATTTCATCTTCACAATCTAAAATTTTTGCAACAATTGCCGCACATACATCTATACTAACTTGTTGCGGCCGAGACTGTGGCATTAATTGTTGTTCGTAAAACGTTTCCCAATTGTTAACCACTAACTCTAACCATGCATAAAAGTCTTGTGCAAACTCACATTTTTTGAAATAGTGAAATCCGCTAAACAAATTAGGAAGATTGCTATCAATAAACGTTCTTCTATAAAATTGTGTATTTGCAGAAGTTCCTCTATATGTTAACACATTGTTAGTAAAAAATAATTCATAGTTTGATAAAAAATCCCACCATACATCTATATTTTGTAATACTAACATATCTGTGTCCATTACGATAGTTTCATCGTAAGGACTAGCATGATACAATTTCCAACGGTTTTCTACTTTCCAGTCACTATCTTCAGCATGATCTCCGTAAGGAATTGGAATAATTTGATCAAATACATTTGGGTTTGATACTTCATCGTTTGTAACTAAACTAATTTTTGTATCAGGATTATGTACTAGCAAACTCATTGCTAATAAAATTGCTTGATCTACATAATTATCTGTTTCATTATTTTGAGCTAATACAACTATTCCTCTATTCATTTGCTAACTCCATATCAATCATCCGTGTTAAACTAAACTTATTCATAACATGAACCGTTAGTCCTTTTGTTCGTACTGTAGTATATTCGCCTAAGTAGTTTTCCTTGCCTACAAGAAACATCATTTCATCGTCATCTAATTGCCAAAGTATATCTAAGTCGGCAGTATAAAACATTGTGCCAGGTAACTCTTTAGCAAAACTGCCTAGCTGAAATCCATTCATTATATGAATAGCGATGCTAAATGCAAAGTCATTTCTAAAAAGATGTGACTTAACTTGATATGTTCTTCTATAATGATGCCACTCGTCCTCGATGTGCTTAACTAAATCAAAAAACTTTTTATTAGTTTCTGTTTTTTTAAAAAACACAACAGTTGCCCAATAAAAATCAACACTAACATCGTCAATTTTTTGAAACTCGTCTTCATTTCTAGCTTGAGAAATATCACTTGATTTTTTGTATATCATAAAGTCTGCATCAGATTCAAATACTGATGCTAGTAAATTATTAGATATAATGTAATCAGTATCTAATAGTAGTGTTTCATCATACGGAGATAATTCATATGCACTTGCACGATTTGCATTTTTAAATCCGCCCTTCTTTTTTGACATTGCACCGTCATAGAAGTAGCGTAGATTACGTTCGTCAGTATAATCTAATTTTATAACCTTATCAAAATCATCAGTACCATACGTTTCTTCTAAATATACAGGACTGTCTGTTGCAAGAGAAACAGGGACATTTAAATATTTTTTAATTCTTTTTGCTAGAAAAACTGCCTGTTTTACATAATCTAGTTGACCATTGTTTTTAGCAAAAAGAAAAACACCTTTACTCTTGCTCATATTCGACTAACTTTTCTACACTTCTATTTTTCTTTAATGAAATATATCCTGCATGATAGGAGTTGGCTGTTTCAAAATATTGCGCAAGTATTTTTCCGTAAAAGTCTTCAATATTTTCAATTAATGCAGGATTACCATGGTCGTCAATTAGTACTATACTATCTTGGTCTGCGTCGTCCATTGCTTTACAAAAATTAATTAATTCTTTAGTAATTGTAAATTGAGATCCAGCATAAAAGTACAGCAACCCTTCTTCAAATTTTTCTCGAAGTAATCTTTTTTGGTTGTTTAGTGTGATCATGTAATTTGAAAAATCTAATGCTTTTTCAAGACGTTCGTCCATAGTAATACTCCTAATGATATTATATTAGTATATAACAGTTTTTTGGAGTTGTCAAGCTAATAGTGACTATAAAGGAGAAATAGTTGCGCCAACTGGCAACGCTTCTTGGTAAACAACAGTATCGTATACTGTTCCATTGATGTTTACTGAACCAGTAGGTGCAGCAAGCAATATTGAACTTTCAAAATCGCCTAAAACACTTTCATCAATACCGTATGTAGGATCGTTGGGCTGTCCATCAACAAATGTTACTTTAAATTGTATTACGTTTTGGCTTATTTCTCTAACATATATTTCATAATCATTTCTAGCATATAATGCGCCGCCGCTTTTAGAGTAGCAAAGCCTATATGCGCTATTTAATTGGTAATTTCCTACAGGATATCCTGTTCCTACACCAGAATTGCTATATGTTGAATTTGCAGCAAATGAAATTTGCCCCATATTATTTAGAATTGTTTGCCAATCAACTGTTTTTGCTTGACTGCCTGTATATTCAACGCTTGCTTGACATCTTATTTGTCCGCCTGAGTTAAAAAAATGTCGCCTTGCTGCGGCGTTGGTGAATTCTACTGTAAAAATATGACTAATTGATCCTTGCCACGGTCCTGAAATTCCATCTCGTACACTTGACATGTCATCACCATTAGCATCTACAAATCCTGTAATTGCTAGTTGAGAAGTATCAACTAAAAATTTATCAGTTTCAAGATTTGTTGCTAAATTTTCTAATCCGGTAATATATGCTTCTTCAATTTTGTCAGCAGTTGCAGGATTAGCTTCGTAATCTCCTATAACAAAATCATCAATAGAATAAGCAGATCCTACTTGATGGTATCTAGCACGTACAATATCAACATATAAATCTTCGTAGTCTTGTGCTTGAATTTTGTCAGCATCAACTGGGTCAGTAACTGCTGCTATTCCAATTACTGAATTTGATGTAATACCTTGTCCGTAACCAAATTGAGGAGCAGATATCGTAGAAGCCCCAAGAACGGTGTTTACCCGCGCTCTTAAATTATTATATCTACTGGCTTGTACAACTGTTGGCATGCATTATCTCTCATTTTTAGTATTTAGTTAGAAATTACAACAGAGATAATGTTATGAAAGTGTAACACTATTAAAATATGTTGGAGCAGCAACAGCAACATCACCTGTTGCTCTGTAATGCTGAATTGTGCTACGTAAAATTCCGTCTACGTTATTATCAATTACATTATCTACTGCCAAATCATTAAATTCAATTCTAAAAATAATACGTGTGTCGATGTCTGATCTTACTTTAACAGTATATGTATTAGCTGCATATATTCCTGAACCTGTTCCTGAACCAACTTTGTTGTAAACATTTTGATAATTACTGGTTAAATCAAAGTTACCAACTGACGTTCCGCCACCGGCTGTCGACGATGTAGTATTTGAACCAAATCTAATAGTACCTGTACTTGTACATAACGCTGACCAATCTAATCCTTTAGGAGTTCCTGCACTAGTGTTTGCTGATGAAATTCGTATTTCACCGCCTGTATTAAAGAAATAACGTCTTTCATCAGCACTGCTAAATGTAGCAATAAACTCATGATAAATTAAACCGTTCCATGTTGACGACCTAACTGAACTAATACCTGTTTCTAATGTTGCTTGACTTGAATCAACTAGTGCTTTGTCGCTTTCAACGGTTGACATAAGTGATTCAAAGTCTGCTAAACCTTTTTTAGCACCATCTGGATCTGCCGAGGTTACACCATCATCATCTACAAAAAAACTTTCATCTTCGGCAATTACGTTTAAATTTTGTACAACTTGTGCTATTGACAAGTCTCCCGGACCTACTTGGTGTACTCTAGCTTTAAGAACGTCTGCATATATGGCGTTTAAGTCATTTGCTGTTGCGGTTGTATCATTTGCCACTTGCGCACTCGATAATGATTGTCCGTATCCATTTTGTCCGGAGCCGGCTCCTAAAATAAGTTCTATACGAGATTGTAAGTTGTTAATTCTTGCTGCTGTAATAGTGTCGCCGACGGCCATTTTTATTGTTCCTTATACTTTGAGTACACATTCAATTAGCTTTTCACCCTCGTCGCTGCTACCTTCTAAGGCAATACCTACTAACGAACCGCCGTTTATTGCAGTCCCTGCACATCCGTTATCGTTGACATATACTGCATCGCCCTTATTTACAGAACCAACAATACGTACTGGTAGTCGGCCTTTTAAGCCAATGTACTGGCCATCTGCATCGCTATTCATCATTAGTGCAGGATCAGTTGAAACTACACCAATTGCTATGCAACCTGAATTAACTGGTTGTACTTCTGCCTCGCCTCTGCCAACACAAACTACTGTGCCAGGAGCAAGTTCTTCTGCTGTAGAATATTTTTCTGCCAAGTCAGCATAACGTGCTGTAGTTGCTGTACCTTGGAATAAGTTTGCTGCAATGTTTCCTGTAGCATCTCTAACTGCAACTGTATTATTTGATGCACTAACACTCGAAGTGCGGAAATCACTTCCTACTCTCAGTGCAGTAGCAGTTGATGCTTCGCCTGTAAAATTTGCTGCATAAACATTAGACCAGCCTAAACTTGCTGATCCTAATGAAAATGTATTATCCGCTGCTGGTACTACTGTACTATCGTTTATTGTTGCTACGTGTGTAAGTGTTCCGCCAGATGTAGTAACTTTAAATTTAATGCTACTATTGTTAGTTACATTTTGAATAACACCATCATAACCGTTATCATCAATTTTAATATGTAAATCATTTGAATCGCCGACTAATAAACCTGCATCTGGTAATTCTAAACCTTGTGTAAACTGAATGTTTCCATCTGAAGTTTGAATAAAGTTACTTGCATCAATGCCGCCCAATTTTAATGCGTTCGATGCTGTACCCCAGAAATAATGATCTGTACTTGTAACTCCACCTGTTGCTGTTTTAGTATTTTTTAGTGTAATACCTTTTCTTAATCTATCATAGCCTTGTCCTTTTACAACAGTTTCACTTGAGTTTAAATCAAACTCGTGCGGGCTAATAACAAATATAATTTCATCTTCAATTGTAGCAGTAATAATACTTTTTGTTCCGCCTTGAGCATCCACAACTTCTCGGCTTTGCATTTGGGTTACACCTTCGCCTGCGTTTTGTGGACCAATTAAAATAAAACTTACACCATTAAATACGTAAAGTTGATCGTTTGCACTATCCCACCAAAAATCACCTGTTGCTAATCCTGTAGGTTCTGTTGCACCAATTTCAGCGCCGCCAGTTGTGCGCCATTTTGTTCCGTCAAAGAACTTTAATTTACTTGAACCGCTATCAAACCAAACTTGACCGCTTAATGGTCTTGCTGGTTCATTAGCTCCGCTAAAGTTTTCTAGCAAAAATAGGAAATTTTCATTTTGAATTTCACCATATCCTGCATAGTTTTTACCTATGAATTTAAGGTCAGTTGTTTGATCAACTGTGCCGTCCTCCACTGTTGTTAACAGTGTATTGTTATATCTATCAATTGAATAAGCCATTCTTGTGTAACCCCTAATAGTGCTATTATATTATTTATCGTTTTTACGGATAGTTGGATGTCGGCTGGTCAATTACCCAAGCTGTTCCATTTGATATATACTGCATTAATGCTCTAGCTGGTGACAGAATAACTGTACCACTAGCACCTTCAGCAGCAAATGTAACACTTTGTACAACTGATTCATTTTGTGTTCCATTAGAATCAACAGGAATAAATGAAATATTCTTTGCTGATTCTACATCAACCCCTTCTACCGTAGCCCCTGCATATGATGTTGTATGTATGCGAGCAATTTTTCCGTTATTATTTGCATTAGCAGGATATAAATCTCCTAGATAAGCAGCAACATTGTTTTCTAATGTTGCTCCTACACCTAAACCAGTAATGTCCATACTAAATGCTATTACTTCAGTAGATATTTGTGTATCTACATAATTTTTTGTTGCAGCATCTTGTGCAGCAGTTGGGTCAGCCATGCCAGTAATTTTTTGGCTGTCAGTAATATTAATGTCACCGGATGCTGTTATAGAAATACCCGACGTTGATGCTAAGATCATATCGTTAGTTGAGCTAATAGTTTTACTATTAATATTAATTTCATCAACTTGTAATACTGTAAGTGTACCAATTTGGTCTAAATCTAGTGCTTTTGTAACATTTACAAGTGTATCATCTGTAAGTTTATCTACGCCGCCGATTTTGTATGCTTTAGTTGTATCGCTAACATCAATATTAACATTAGATGTCCATGCATTTGCTGTTGTTTGCCATGTCCATAATTTTTGACCTACATCACTTGTATCTAATACAAAGCCGGCATTGTTAGCATTAGCACCCGTTAGTGTTGTTCCGTCTGCTGTCTTAGCAATTTCAATGTTTTTATCTTCTACTCGTAATGTAGCAACATCAACACTTGTTGTATCGCCTTCAATTACCATATTACCTGTAACTCTTAAATCACCTTGAATATCAAATGTATATTCAGGTAGTCTAAAATCGCCAGCATCTGTTCTATTGAAAATACCTACTCTAGCTGTACTTGCATCTACATATATTGCATCAACACTAACAGAACCAAATGCTGTTGATTTTACACGCATACTAATATCGTGGTCAGTTAGCTGATTTTCAAAATAAAATCTTGGACCAACAACTTTTTGCACATGGTTTTGTCCAAGTCCAATTGTTAATCCACCTGAGTTTTGTATGGTTAATGTACCAACTGTAACTCCGTCAGTTGTAGAAGGTAAAAACGAGTCAGCTGTTCTAACTTGGCCGCTAGATGTAACTAGAGCATTTGCAGATTCTACTGTACCTTTCCATTTAAAATTACCAGGATCAATTAAATTAAATCCTGGATAAATTATCCCATCTGGGTTATCTGCTGTAACAAGTCCTGTAATTCTTTGTGCATAGGTTGGCGTAAATTGAATGTTACTAATTACTGCTGATAAAGTGCCGCCAATATATAGATTAGCAACTGTACGTGATCTACTTTGTGTATCAAGTATACTTTCAATTTGAAAGCCACTAACTCCTTGGTTTTTTGTATATAACGGACCTACTAAAATTAAGTCGGAGCCGTCGTAGGCATGCATTTGGTTGTTTTCATTATCAATCCATAAATCTCCTGCAACCATTTGAGGCCTTGTATCATCTACAAAAGGACCGCCTGACGATTTCCATGCATTACCGTCATAAACTTTTAATCTTGATTCTGCACTATCCCACCAAGTTTGGCCTTGTAACGGATTACTCGGTGCAGCAGTATTACTAAAATTTTCAAGTAACTTAATAAAGTTTTCATTAAAGTATTCACCGTAGCCACTATAGTTTCTACCAACTAAAACAAGATTAGTACTATTTGTATCAATCTGTCCGTCAATTAAATCTGTAAGTAATGTTCCGTTTGTTTTGTTTAGTTGATAACTCATTTATTATTGCCCCGTATAAATTATATAATTCACTGCTAAGAACGGGTTCATAACATCAAGTGGATCGCCAACTGACGATTCAGTTTTTATGCCGCCGCTTGAAGCGATACCTTGTGTTCCGCCTAGTCCAGGTTCTATTGGAAGTTCAATAGCATTGTCGTCAACAGGTTCGCCTGCGCCAACTCGTATACCATAGAACTGTGTTCCTGATTCACCTTCTAGATCGTGTTCGTGTTCTGGTAAGTTATTAGTAGTAATTGTTTTAGATTCAGTCCCTGCGTTCCCGCCAATTGCATCTGCAGCAATATCTGTAACACGATTAGCACTTGGGCCGCCCATGTTATCAAGTCCCATTGCAAATCTACCTCTTAAATCAGGAAGTGCAAAAGAACTAACTCCGTTGTTGTTTAACAATGACGGATCTTTAAAGTTGTATTGTATTGCTAACCACAATTCATTATAGTCTGATTTTAAAACTTCTGTGCCGTCGCATAATAACCAACCTGCTGGTGCTTCTTCACCGCCGTATGGCATGATTGCGCCTGGGGGTACTAACGGAATATCTTTTAAGAAATTACGTTTAGATATTTTATATGCACCTGTAACGCCAGTAGTTCTGTTTATTAATAGTTCGTCTGCATTTTCTGCCGCAAAAACTGTTTCTTTATTACTAACAAAACTATTTGCAATGCTTATATTAAACGTTTTTGTACTTCCGCCTGTTTGTCCATCAAATTCAAAACTAGTAGGATTTACATCTCCAGCAACTGCAAAGGTTGTTGCACTTGCTAGTCTATCTGCTGAGCCAGCTCTTCCTGAAACTGTACCACTTACGTTACCTTGAATATTTCCATAGAATGTAGTAGCATAAATTTGGTCATACTTATTATTGACAGTACCAATATTTCTAACACTTGGAGAATCAGGAACAATGTTTCCTGTATATAGAATTCCACCTATATCTACATCGCCACCAATATAGGCGTTCAGTGCAACACCTAAACCACCTGTTGTAACAATACTACCAGTTCCTACTGATGTTGAATTTAAAGGATTAACAACACTTAAAACTCCAGTGCCCGGTTCACCTGTTTTAGGAGAAATTTTAGCATTACCTTTAAGATCAAATGCCTCTTCTGGCGCTGATGTGTTTACACCAATATTGCCTGAACTATTAATACTTAATACAGTAGGTGTTAAATTACCTTCACGTAATCTAAAGTCAATACTTGAACCGCTAGTATTATGTTGTATAATGCCAGTTTCACCGTCAATACCTAAACTTAGTTGACCGCCTGTACCAATTTTAATGCCATCGTTGTTTTTAATACTTAATTGGAAGTCTGTTGTACTTGCTGCATTACCTCTTAGGAAATTACTTGCAGGTATTATGTCGCCGCCAACAATTAAGTTTTCTGCTTTTTCTGAAATACCATAAAACTTTAATGTTTGTAATCCTACAATTGCTTCATTTGCAAGATTTATTCCTGGTTGTATTCCTTGTCTAAATCCTGTAATAGATGTCTTAGGTGTAAATGCTTGACTACTAACAATAGCAACCGGCTTATCTTTTACTTTAATTGATAACACACTATAAGTAACATCGTCTGTACCAACTATAGACTGTGCTGCTGCGCCTGTTAATAATCCGTCACTAAAGTCTGGTCCAACTAGTACCCAAGTACTACCGGTAAACAAATATAATTGCTGACTTTCTGTGTTTACCCACAGGTCTCCTGCATTTGAATTTGCAACTGCCGGTTCTGCACTTGCTTTTTTAAGGCCGCCACTAGCAACCCAATTAGTACCGTCATAAACTTTTAGCTGATCTACGTTTTGTGTAGTGTCATACCAAAGTTGTCCTTCTACAGGTTTTGCTGGAGCATTAGGACTTGCAAAGTTTTCTAATAAGTGTAATAAGTCTTCTGCAATTGCTTGACCGTATGCTGTTGTGTTACGGCCCGGTAGCATTAAACTTGTTTCATCATTTAATGTATTATCTTCAACAATAATCGAACCTTTGTTAACTATGTCAGTGTAATTTACTGTATATGGCATCTATATACTCCCTTTACCCTGCCAAACTCTGTATGCGAACAGTATAATCAATTTGAACTAATCTGTTCAAACTTTTTTGTACTGGGTGGAAAACAACATGGGTTATTAATCTTCCTTCGCCGGTTGTGCTGTAGCTGCGCAATCCTAATTCATCGAATACATAAGGACTATCGCTTGCTGCGGCAGTGTCAAACGCATCTTGGCCGTTTGGTTCTCCATAATCAAGCAAACAAGTTACAATAATATCAGTATAATTTGTCCCTGCAACATGCCTAGTTTCTAATTTATTCCTAGCAGGGTCTGTATTGTTTACACTTCTATCGTCGACAACCTTTGAATATGTTTCATTATACAAACCTGCATTAGTACCTGTGCTGTTTGGTGTTAGATATGTGATTACCCCAGTAGGATCAACGCTCGTGCCACCGTTACCAAGGCTTAATTTGTTAATAAATCCTTGTCCTGAATTGCTTAGACTTTCTGCAAGTGCAATACTCATATTTTCATAGTGAATTGCATTACGTTTGTCAACGTAAACTTTTTTAGATTCAGGATCATGTATTTTAATGTGTCCTTGCACTACTACTCCATTTGTATCTTTCATGTTGTCGCTCATTTAATTTTCCTATACTGTATTTATTCAGGTAGCTCTGTTGTGCCGGCACGTAAGAATCTAGATATTGCATTTTTTGAATCACCTAATGATACACCCGACTCTGTCCAGCTTTTTCCTTGTTTTTTCACTACTGTTACTGCTGTTCCTTCTGCAGGCGCATTAGTAAGTATTAACGCATTTGCACTAATAGTAAAATCAATCGAATGTGTAACATCGCCTTCTGGACTATCAAGTGCTATTGTTGGATCAAATACCTCCAACGTATTTTTTCTTTGTCTAATTCCGCCAACAAATACTTCAACTTCATTAACCGAATCAACTGTAAATGGTATAGCAAACGTTGTTTGCGCACCGTCAACTTCTTCTCTAAACGTATGTGTCATTGTAGCATCTGTGTACGGAACAGTTTTACTTACGTTTTGATCAAATACCTTTGATCCTGCTGCATGTAAGTTTTTAACTCCTGTTCCTAGCGTTCCTCTGCGTAATTGACGTAATATATTACCTTCTTTTACAAAATATTCAATACGTTCGCCGTCAATAAAAACAATACCTGGTAAATTTTGAGGCTTATTTGGTTCTGACAACATACTTGCATCTTCTACTTCAATTCTTAAATCATAATAATTTAACGGATTTGCTAATTTAGTAGCCGGTGCATCTAAACGCTTAAAGTGTGTTCTATTTAACATATCTTTAAACTGTCTAAATGCAAATTTAGGCTTACTTACAGGAGAAGTAAAATGTATAACATCAATTTTATCGTTAGTTGACGGTTGTCTAATTAATCTTACTTTCATACCGTCATTAGTAACATAGTAATCAACACTAGGTGTTAACAATTCGTTATTTACAGATACCCAAACATACTGTGCATCAGGAGCAGGCGAGCGTAAACTAATTTCACCAGTTGTTAATCTAATATAATTTACATAATCTAATTCATCTGGAGACATTAGTTTTCTAGATACAACATCATAGTTAATTCTATCAATGTCAATTATATTGTGATTAGAGAATTGGAATATTTCAATAGTATCATCCAATGCAGGGGGTGTGTCAAATGTAACCGTTTTGCCTGTAACTCTATAATCACCGTCAGTAATTACAAATATATCAACAACATCTCCCGGGACGCCTACATCATCTGCAAATATAATACTACTATTTGAAATTTCAAATCTCCAGTCAATTGGTGTAGTTTTTTCAATTCCATTTAAGAATACTTTAATATCATTAACTTCAAGACTTCCTGACGGATGCTGGAATGTTTCAACAGCAAATTCTTTTTGTCCTGCTTGCGGAATTACAAATTCAACATTGTATCCTGCTTTTAAAATTGTATTATTTACTTTTACAATTAAGTTGTGTTCTGTTGGAATTGAGTAAAACGGCGATTGTAGTAATTCAAAATCAGCTAACGTGCCGTTACCGGTAAATGTATCTTTAGTAATTTGACTATAATTTACAGTATCTGAATTACCAAATGCTGTAAAGTGAATAGTTTTATTTGCATCTTGTACCTCATCAAATCTAATAGCTGCAAATAATCCTACTGTTTCTGTTTCTAAAACATCTACAGTTTTAGGAGTACCGTCAACTGTAACAGAAACTTGCATTCCTTCTACATATTTGATAGGAAGTGTGTATTCTTCTGACGTTCCGTCAGTAATTAACGTTCCAAAATCTAGTATACTTTGTATTCCTTGTGCCGCTGCTACTATATTAAGTTCAGCACCTACTGTTGCACTAGCAAACGTAATAGTTTTGTCTGTCCAATTAACTGTATAATCTGTGCTCGGTAATAATTGATTGTTTAATTTTACAAATATTGCATCACTAGTGCTTGGTAGTGCGCCAAGACTATAAGTCAATGTGCTATCCATAATATAGCTTTGGCTAAAGATTTGTCCTTGCCCGTCACTATCTCTAGTATAAACTTTAATATCTAACGTATCAAGTATTTGTCCTGGTACAAGTTCTTCTGGACCTTTAGATGTTGTCGGCGTAACAAATCCGTCACCATCTACAACAATGTCTTCAGCATTTAGACCAGTAGCCGACGAATATAATAAATCTCCGCCGTTAATTTGTGTATCATAACTTGTTGGATCTAACTGTATTGCTCCATCACTTGTAGATTTTCTTACAGCAATTACATCGCCATCAACTAAATTTGTTAAATTAAGTCCATCATTGTCAAGATATATTGTAGTTTGTACACCGTTACCTACAATAGTAGTGCAAGTTGCACTAGGATTAGTAGCGGATGATCCCGGAACTTCCGGAATAGCTGCTACTTCCGGAGTTCCGCCTACTAATTCATCAACAACATATCCTGACACGCCTGTATCATTTTCACCAAAAATACTTTCTATTGTAGCAAAATCTGGTTTGCTCAACACTGGGGCAAAGTATGTATTGAACAATGCATAACCTAATGGGTTGTTTGCTAACATACCTGCTGGTGTTTTTAAACTATCATCCCATTCAGGACTAAGACTGCCGCCATCCCAGTATACACTCATATCCCACATTGACCAGTTTACCAAGTAGGTGTATTCTGTGTATGCAACTGCTGCTTTCTCTGGATCTGTATTCCAATCAGTAGCATAACCACTTGGATCATATAATCCTGCATCAATTGCTTCTTTCATTGCTAAATGTAGTGCTGTGTTTTTCCAATCAAAACTTGGTTCATTATTAATTCTAATATCTGGATTCATTTCCACTGCGTCTATACTACCAGGCACTGCACCCGGAATACCAAATGCGTGTACGGTGTGGAATACGTGTTCGAATATTTCTTCAATATCTCTACGCTGTGTTGGAGGATTGTTTCCGTTGATATTTTTATACCATACCATATCCTTTTGAGCAACACTATCATTAAATGCTTGTAGTCCTGCATAACTTGCCACGTTAACATCTTCTAACCAGTTAGGTGTATATGTACTACCACCGTTATATGCAACTCTTTGTATTGCAGGTATTCCTGCGTGATATGTTCCTGCGTCACCACGTAGTGTTTTAATAAAGTTACGTTGATGTGTGGTGTTAATGCCAGCACCGTTAGGATCAGTTATTAATTCAAATGTTCTTGCAGTTTTCTTTGCCCATTCATCTGGTACTGCAAGTTGTCCGCCTACTGCTCCTGCAACAACTAGTTTCAATCCGTTTACAGTTAAGGCTCTGTCAAACACTGTACCATTGTTCTCAGTAATTAATGCACCATTGTTGTATTCTGCATCTGCTGGCGCACCAGGTACTGCTGGAACACCCGGTACTGCCGGTGTTCCTGCTACAAAATCAGTTGCGTCAATTCTTATACCGTTTCTGTAAACATTGTACTCAATTGTATTTTCTAAAGGTTTTGACAATTCAATAGCAACTGTACTTCCATCTAATACAAAAATTTCATCTTCAAATGTATTTTCAAAAGTGTCCCAATTATCAGTATACCAACCTGATGTATCCCAACCTGCTGGGCCTGAGAAGTCAAAACTGCGTACTTCTACTCCGCCATAATCAATACCATCTAGTAACTGAGACAACTCTTTACCAAACATATTTGCGCCGGGTTGGTATGCAAATTTAATTCTATCTTCAGCACTTAATAAACTTATAGGTTTTAAATAATTTACTGTTATTACAGAATTTAGTTTAGGAGGAACATTAAATTTAATTCTGCCTCTTTCTCTATTATACGTTTTTGTTGTATCTTCAAAATTTTCATATGTATATTTGCTACGTAATTGTAATACACCATCAACTAAAACTGAAACTTTCTTTAAATCAAGGTCCATCGGCCATATTAAATCGTATGTTGATCTAGCACCTGTACCTGTTAGTGTTTCTGTTTCTTCAAGTGTATCAAAAGTATAACTACCTGCGTTACGATCAAACTTCATTGCAACTTTGGTTGACCTTACTAATCCGCTACCTAAGACTGCTGTTGCCTTTGCAGGAGTGCCATCGTCGGTTTGCGATCCTTCAATTACAACAGTTGGAGCACTTGTATATCCACTTCCAGGAGTAACAATTTCAATTTTAGTTATTTTTCCATAACCGAGATATGCCTTTGCTGTTGCGCCTGTGCCACCGCCGCCTTGTATTTTAACAATTGGTTCAAATGTCCAGCCGCTGCCGCCATCGCCGATTTTAATTTCGGTTATTTGTTGGCCTATATTGTTTTTCCAATTTTGTCTTGGATTAACAGTACTATCTAAGTTTTCATTTACAATAACATTGTCTAATATACGTGCTGTGCTTGATTCAATTCGACCTGTGACTTCATTATATGCTGGGCTTAAATCAAAGTCAGTTGTTCGAGAACTAGTATTGTCAAGAACATCATAATTACTTACAAACTCTCTTAGTTTAGTTTTGTAAGGTTTAAATTCTTCTACAAACTCTTGGTAACTTGACAAGTTGTCATTGTTAAAGGTAATATCGTCTTGATTTAGTGTTCCTCTAATATGTTTTGCTTTTACAAAACTAGTTTTAAACAGCCAATCTACAGTTGGTTGTTCTGCCATTAAATATCGAAGTGAAGACATAAACAATTTATTGTATTCAACTTTTAAATTACCTATAAAAATATTATCTCTAAGAGTTTCTAAAATAGTTCTTATTTCTTGAGAAGGATTATTATCATAGAAAGTATTATCAAATCTTCTATTATCAAATCCTACAGTATTTTCAAGGAAATTATAAAGACTTTGTTTAAGTTTTATCGTTCCATTTTGTCTACCAATTGTTTCAAAATTTACTGTATAATCTTCAGTCTTTTCATCAGCAATTTTTCTTAATAATAACCAACCGCCAGTTCCGACATTATTAATTTTAACAACATCGTTAATATTTAAATCTAAAGGAAAGAGTTGATAAGATCCTTCAATACTAGTTGCAATCGGAGTAAATTGATTATAGCCTTCTGCATACCAATCTACATATTCCCAGTATAACGATGTATCAAAACTTTGTAATGCTCGTCTATACCATTCTTTGGTACCAGTGTTGTACGAATATAAAGCCCATTTACCATTAATATTAGCATCTGCTGTTACTAGTACTGTAAATGGTCTAACACTGATTGTTGTTTGATCGTTATATCCTATACCGTCATCAACAACAGTTGCCGATGTAATTTGTCCTAGATTATTAATTTCAACCTTAATATCTGCATCTTTGCCTGCACCAATAACTTTTATTTTAGGAGGTGCTTTATATCCACGACCCGAATTATCTATATTAACTCTTACAAGGTTGCCATTTACAATAACAGGAGTTAGTGCAGCAGTCTCCAATTTATTAGTACTAATATACTGTAATTCATCTACACTGTCAACACTTAAATCCCATGTTTGAGAATTAATTGTAGGAATTTCATCTTTATACGACAATCTAGTTAAATTATATTCGTCAGTAATTAAGTTTTCTTTTAAAACTATATTAATTCTTTCAACTGCTTGTTTTAATGCTTCAGTTCTATTAACAAATAAACTTTGCCTAGGTCTAGACTGGATGCCGTATCTCATGCTTACGGGAATGTTTGGATCAGGAACTGCCTTACCATTACTGTCAAAACCAATTAAACTATCAAACCATTTGCGCTCTAAACTAGGATCTGGTACACTATCGCTAGATCCGTCAGCAAACAACTTATATTGATTATGATATTTTTGTGCAGTTTTGTCTAACGTGTGATATTTAATTTGCAGAACAACGTCATCACCTTGTACTAAATCGTTACAGTTATTAAGAACAAACTTGTCCTTTCCTAAGAAACTTATAAATTTATATCCAGAAGTTCTTGGATTAGAAATTAAATTTGCAATTGTAATAGTATTAAGTTTTCTGCCAACTGGAATAGTCCTTTTATTAATTACCCAATAGTAATATTTTCTACTAAATGTCTTGCTTATATTATCATAAGTAATTTTTGTAGAATATCTAGTGTCGCCGTAAATCGACACTCCGCTTACTCCATTAGCAGTTCCTTCTGTTGATCCTGATAATTGATCCCAACGACTTGGTAAGAAAATACTTTCTACCCATTCGCAAATAATAATAGCAGAACTTGGTGTTAATTTATTCCAATTATCTCTTTGGAACGTTGTTGAACCTTGATAAGGATTAACAAATTTAGCTGTTTGGGTATTCCACCAAACTTTACCAACATACTTGTCAGTCCATCCTAAATCAGGTTCAACCAACGGATCAGCTATTGTTCCTGTATTATAGAACGCAGGATCAGCTGGTAACTTATAAGATATTTCTTGTTCAGCCGGACCTGGTATTTTACCTTGTATAATATCAACATAATCGATGTATGAAACAATACTATTGGTTCTCTTATTGTAAATAAGTGCTCCGTCAAGTTGTTTAATATCTACGGGCGTAATACCCTGACTTATTATACTCCATGACCTTGTATTAGGTTTCTTCCTATAATTCAGTAAAATTCCCTTATGATCTCTGCCATCAACGTATTGTGTTGGAACACCTATATATGCATGATTGTTTACTGAATAAACATTTTCACCAAATGTAGTTTGTGTCATTGGATAAACAAACTGCTCACCGTACACTAAAGTAGTACCAATTTTTTCATAAACATAAACTAAGCCTTTGTCTAGTTTTGTATTCTTAAATGTAGTAAACTCTTTATCAAATGTAGTTTGAATTTCATTATCTTTATCAAAAGTTGTTGGTATTTTTTGATCGCCATTTAAACTTGAAATAAGTAAATCGTCTTTTCCAAAATCAACACTAAATCCAAATTTTTCACTTTCTTCGTTACTAGGTGATTTGATTGTTTGAGATAGGCTAAAAATGCCGTCACTATTTTGTGTCCAAATATATACTATGCCTTGATTAACTTTAACGTCATCGTTTAATGGGGCGCCGATTGCTATTTGTGTTCCATCTGGACTTAGTGATACTGACTTTGCCCAATCATCACCGTCAACTGGCGCCGGTATGACTTGTGATACTGAATATTTGTTATCAATTTCTCTATATACAACTATGTTATAGTCAGTAGTACTATCAGCCTGTGCCAACTTTGTTGTTACGATTAATACATTCGAATCGTCACTTACATCAAAACTTTCACTAAATTCTAATATATTTTCTAACGGATCAAATACTGTTTCATCATAAAATGCATTTGCAGTTAAATTTGGCAAATATCCTACATAGTCAATTCTTGTAGTTAATGATGTCCAAGAATTATTTGTGCTTGAAGGAACAGCACTAGCAGCGTCAATATTAGTTGTTGCTTTCCATAAATCATTATCGTATGAGACTATATTATTTTGTCTGTATGCATATGCGTTATTAAACTCGCCCATAAACTCAGGATCTTTTCCGTAACGCCAACTAATTTTATTCCAATAAACTGTGTTTAATATTTCATTCATAGTTTCTGGAACATCTTTTAGTGCTTCATAATAATCATCTTTATAAAGAACTACATCTCCTTTAGAATATGCATTTAGTCTATATACACCAAGGAATTCTTGCTGCGGTGATACGCCGTGGCGGAATATTTCAATTGACCCTGGCTGTGTTCTTCTACCTGCGGAATCATTTTCTGCAATGCCGCTGTCGCTTTTACTTCCTACTAATAATGTGTAGTAATTTCCAGACTGTACTATCTTAACTTTGCTACCAAACTGTCTATTATTTGCTCTATACTCAGATACAAATATATCTTTAATTCTATATGTGCCGTTATTCAATCTTCTATATATTGCAACAGCACCTTCGTTTGTTAAGTCATTAGATATTCCTAATTCCATAGCAGGAATGTTAAACACTTGTGTATAATCTTTGTTTAAACTAAATGGAGGATTAGAACTTCTAGATATTCCCGACTCGGTCACTTCAGTAAAGAATGAATATTCTTCATCAATTATTTCAGGATTAGATACAATGTTAAAATTAGAAGTATGTTCAAAGACTACTAATTTTCCAACTAAACTAGTTTGGACGACAATATCGTTGTTTACGTCTTCTACTGTACCGCATATACGATCAGTATCTGTTGCTCCTCTTAGTACAGTATTTGCTTTTCTTCTAATTTCATATTTTCCAATATTAGACTGTTCAACAAAATCACCAGTTAATACTTTTACATACAATCTAACACTATTAAAGTTACGCTGTACATATACAACTGATGCTGTACTTGTAGTAATTGTTGTTAATGCTAATCCACCTTGTCCATCTTTTGGACTTTGTACATCTTCAATTATATCGTTAACTTGTGGCTGAAACGCAAAACCTGAAAAGTCAAACTCACTAAGAGTTATATCAATATATCCGTCCCATAGATCAATAACAGTATGTTGCTTGTTTAAAATATCGTAAGATAAACCGGCAGCATCTAAATTAATATCTCTATTATCAAGATTATAAAAATTAAAGGTTGGAGTGTCGCCGATACTAAGTTGATCTGAATATTGTCTACCAACTCGTGCTATCCATTTATTACTTGGTTGATCTGCTTCAACGCCGTCTTGTCCGTCAGCAGGTGTTGGATCACCGCGATATGACAAGTGTGATAAAAAGCTAACCCTATTTTTATTTGTTACATATAAACCAATATCACCTACTGTGGCTTGAACATTATAGTATAAATTAGTGTCACGTACTGACGATTGTAACAAAACATCGGCATACACTAACCCTCTTCCTACATCATAATAACGTGAATTATTATTATATGTAGGTGTTGCTATTTGCCAATATCCGCCAACTGCATTTGATGTAGAATATGTGTCTTCTTCGGTATAAAATCCTACAAAATCAGTATCGTCAATGTAAAGTTCGCCTGATATATCAAAAATACCATTTGAACTTTTAAGATATATAACTGCACTGTCGCCTTTAAATGCAACATAGGATACATCTGCACTACCTGTGTCAGTAGTTATACGTTGACCCGCTACAGGCAATGTTACAAAAGTATCAACAAACATAATGTGGTCAATTTTTTCCAAAATAGTATGTTCGCCTGTAATAAATGCAGTATTAAGTTCTGGTATTTCTCCATCAAACGGTATATAATTATCTAAAGTCGGATATGAAAAACTGCGTTGATTCCAAAATAAATTAATCCTATCACCTAAAGATGTTCCTAAATATTGATCTTTAGGAGCACGTACTAACATATGATCTGTGTTAGCATAATTTGTTAACCCAGGATTACCTGCAACTAATAAATTTAGTGTTGTGCTATCTGCATCTGCAGAATTTGCAATGTTAATATAAGAGTCAAATGTTGAAAAAGGCTGACTAGCTATCTCAGGTAAAATTTCTCTATTAGCTTTCCATAGACTTTCTCTATAACGTATTATATCACCCTTAACATAACTAGCGTCGGGTTGGAAATCAAACGTCTGTTGACCATTGCCGTCGTCTTTATATGCTAACTTAGTTTTAATATTACTTGCTTTTGGAATACCAACAACTAAGTATTCGCCATCAGGTGAAACGTCTATGCTTTTACCAAAGTCGCAACTAACTGGATTAAACAAATTAGTTTCATCGATAGTTATTTCTTGTGATAAATTTAAATTAGCTACATCTCTAGATCTTCTGTAATATGAAATTTGTCCGTTACCTGCATTAGGCGCTGAAACAAAGACATTATTATTATTACTTGTTACTGCAATACTATCAGAAAACCCTTGATCTGTACTGTCGTAATCTGCTGGATTTTCAATTGTTTGTTGGTTAGAATATGCAGGACTGTTTTCTAATACTGCCCAGTCATCGTCATACTTGTCAATCCAGAGCCTTTGTCCTTCATATAAATTTTGTCCAATTACAGTGTTAATTTCTGGGACTGTAGGAATCCTAACAGAAATTAATCTAACTATAAGAAACGATTCGCTGTCAAATACATTAATGTCGTTATCTAACGGTATTTCAATTACTATTTTGTCTAATAATACAGCAGCTACTTTATAAAGACCATTAAGGTCATATTTATTTGCAGCTTTAAATCCAATAAAATCTTCGACATCGACTAAATTATCAGCCCATGCGTCTGTAGTAATTTCAACTCTAATATATCCTGGAGTTAAATCTCTATTTACAGGAATATTTACAACCTTAGTTAATTCAATACAATTTATATTTGGTGTTGTTAGCTGGGCAACATCCCAATCATCATTAGCAGTATTTGTAATCCAAACTGTTTGTCCTAAACCTATTTGGTTTATATTAACACCAGTTAAAGTTGAAATGTCTCCTGCAAGGAAATTGACATCTTCATTTCTTACATATCCGCCTGTTTTAACAAATTCTCTATCTAATACTTTTGTAGGAAACGGAGTATGTACATAACCTTCTGGTTTGCTGTAAACTTCGTTTGGTAATATTCTGTAATGGTTGTCAACATTTGTAGGTGGTAATGTTTTTACAAGTTCAAATGCTTGAGAAGTCTCTACAAACTTTTTGTCATTAAGTTGAAATTCAACTTGCTGTACATCTTCTGTTGAACCATATCGTCCTGCCTGTATTGCCCATTCTTCGTAAAATTCTAAAGTATCTTGGGTGTTGCCTAATGCGTCAAACAAATTAGTAAACACTCGCATAGTACCTTTGTCAGAAATAGCACCTCTGTAAAATTTATATTGGCTTACATCGTCGTTGATAATATTAGCAAGATATTGGCGTTTTTGATATCCAAACAAGTGTTGCGCCATTTTTTGTTGTTCACTATCAAAGTTATCAGAGTCTAAATCATAAAAATCTGCAAATTGATTAATTCTATAATCAAAGTTTGTTATTAATTCAGATACTGGTTTCTCATTTAATCTGTACCAAAAATTAGGATTAAATTTTTCTTCGCCAATAACATTTCTTAATGCTACATAATAAAACTGTTTGTATTTTACAAGATCGCCAATTGTATAGTCTTTCCATTTTTCCCAATCACCGTACTTTGCATCGTCAAATATAAATCCTGGAATATTTAATCCACCATTCCAGTTATCAGATCTATATCCGTTTACACGTATTCTTTCTTGTCTGTATCCTGTGCTAGGATTATATATAGTATCATTGAATACTGTTTTATTATCTAATAGTACAACATGTTCTTTTTGAACTAATGGTAATGATGCATGATATAATCCGTCATCGGTATTTGTTATTTCAATCCCAAAAGAATTTTCATTTCTTAATAAACTACTAAAATCGGAATCTAAAAATTCTCCAGAAGCTTTGAGAATTGAATATCCGTAAAATGCATCTTTTATATCATCAACTACATGGTAATCTTTCTTAAATTTTAAAAAGTTTGCGCCCGGACTTAATGCAATTAATGCTGTTGCAGCCCAGCCTTGAGTTGTCCAGTACATAAATTCTTTAGTTGAAGTATTCCAATTTTCTACAACGTTTGCTTCTGAATCAAATTTATCAAAATTAAACCCTATATCTTCTAAACGTGCAGCATATCCCAACAGAAAATCAACAGTGTCTTGTACTGTATTAAATTTTGCTCCATAACTTAGTTTTTTAACGTTTGTTCTTCTAAAATCTTTTTTAAACTTTGCTGTCCTGCCGCCTTCTATAGGCAGTGCTGGTAGTTTAACTGTGTTAGCATCAAACGTTTTATCTATACTTCCGCCAGTAATAAAATTATTAACAGCTCTAAAATAATTATTTCCAGCAAATATTACTTCGCCTGATCTGTATTCAGCATTGGATGCAAATTCAGATGCTCTTACATTTCTGCCGCCGACTGTAACTTCGTAAAAAGAAGATCCAGGCACTGTTTCATAATATTCAAAGTAAGGCTTTTCTATACTATATCCTCTAAGTACATATCCTACGTCTGCCTTTTCTATAATAACACCACTATATGTTGCCAATTCTGTTGCACTACTTGTGTTTAGAAAAACTTGATAATTTTCTTGGGGTATAAAAATGCCGTCACGTGTAAGAGATTGTGTTGGCGATCTGCTGTCTAAAATTAAATTAAAGTTTTCTTTGCTTGTAAATCCAGCAATTTTTAATCCTATTTGATTATCTAGGTTTTTCAAATCATTTTGATAGCTATTATATACAGTTAGAATATCACTAGCAACTAAGTTATAAATGTAATTTACAAAACCGGATGTCATTGTTCTTAAAGTAGACTCGTTAGTATTAGGCACTAAAAAGTCTTTAATTACTATTTGCTTATTAGTTTCAGTATATGTCCATTGACCTACTAAATTCCTAGTTATTCTAGAAACATCAAAACCTAATCCCATTGTTTTTGCAGGATTATTTACTAGCATTGCTTTCATAACAGCAAATGGATATTCAGAACTTTTGCGCCATGCATTTTCTACGGGGCTTTGATCACCAAATTTAAAATTTCTTACAGTACGATTTAAAACAAAATCTTGTACGTAGCCTGATCGCAATGGAGAAAGTAAAGAACCATCTTGACTAACTGGTAAATGTCTTGTTATGCCAGGTCGAGCAACTTTTTCATCTACTGTAGTATTATTTGGATTTGCTATTCTACCTTCTTCAATGTTTTTCCACAATATTAAATTATCGCTTGTATATGGAGCGGGACCATATACTGTATTCCACCAAAACGGTTTTGAACTAAAGCCTTGAATTTCCCAAGGATGGCTGTGGGGACGATCTGTATCGTATGCATGTTGATATATGCCTCTCCAAAATCCTGGATTCTCATTACCGTTTGGAGAGTTTGTATCTGAGTAGTTAAATGTCCAATCATTATTTCTATCATAAAAAGTATTATTACTAAAATTTTGATTGTTTAAACTTGTTTGTAACCACTGTTGAAAGTCAGTTAGTAAAGCATTGTTTATATCCTGGCGGCTAAAGTCATTTGTTTTATATTCGCCGCCAATAAAATGATTAACATCTAATCTGTTGTTAGAATATTCAACTTTAATATTATTATAAATTCTTTTTTCAAATTCAAGTAGCAAATGATCTCTATAATCTTTATATGCTTTAATATAACTTCCGTCGTGTCCTTTTACAAATGCAACACCTATTGGATATTCATTAATTTCAACATCGTCGTTTCCTAAAATAACTTGTGTGCTATTAATATTAGGAATGTATAATAATGTGTTTAAACCATTAAATGTTATAGTGTGAGCTTTTCCATCTGTCGACATAGATTTTGCAACTGCTTTAGATGTGTAAATTGGATACGTCCACCCAATTGCTTCTGTACTAACGTTTTCTTTTGATGTGGCTTCAATCTGTCCGTATATTTTATATGGACCGGCGACATTAGGATCTAAAGGATATTTAGGTTGTACGGTATCATCAATTACTACCATTGGATGATACTTAGGATACAGACCTAACTTTGATGGTGTAGGAGCTATAAAAGATCCGTCCGAAGATTCATATTCATATATTTCAATTATGTCGTTTTCTTTTTGGTTAGCAGTAATTGTAATATAACCTAGATTATTAAAATTATAATCTTTACCATGTGTTAAAAGAGATTGGTTTAAATAGACCAATAATCCTTTTGGCTGTAGTGAGTCTAATGTAAAACTATCTGTTAAAGGGTAATCTTTGGTTCTTGAATCTAATACAGCATATTCAATTCTGTTAGATGAACCATAGGGTATCATATCTGAGAAATAAAACGGTTGTGTCTTAACTTTATCTTTATTAATAGTAGACAACACTAAGTCTACATGAGTCTTCGTTGCTCCGTCAAACCCTAAGTTAGTAGCAGTTTCAATAAAATTTCTCTTATATTTTGCATATTCAGTTTTAGCATATTTTACTGCTTTAACAATATTAAAGTCTTTGCTTGTTATGTGGTAAAGTGGCAAATTCAGTGGGCCACTATGTTTTACAAAACGTTTACCGTAACGATCTAAGTCGCCTAAATCTCTTAAGTTGTTAGGTCCTAAAAATTTACCAGTAAAATTTGGTAAATCTTCTAACATACTATCTACATGATCGATTACTTCGCCTAACGTAAATTGTGTAATGTCTTCATTTAACGGATTTCTTTCTAAGTTATATGGAAATTCGTAATACCCGTTTGAATTTTTTACTTTCTTAGAATCTGTTTTAATTTTAACAATATCATTAACAGCTAAGTCTGTTGTAAATTGTATTTGAGCAAGTTTGTTGTCTGTGTTAATAATATAATCAGTATTTTTTAATTTTATTTTGTTGTTAACAAATACTGCAACTTTTAAATCAGTAATTGAAGATGATTCATCGTATACATCTATATCAAAGTTATTAAATTTTAAATCTGTTGCTGTATATTCCTTTACTACAAACTGTTTAGATTTTTGAGGTGTGCTACTAAAACCATTTGCATAATCAAATGTAGATAAAGTTTTATACTTTTTCAAGTAACCAGCATTAATCGATCCGTTAATTACAGAATTATTTAATTCATATTCAAACGTATCATTTAACAAATCAAAACTAAACAATATGTCACCTGAATTATCAATATTTCTATATGATAGCGGAAATCCGAGTTCAGTATCTACATTACCCTCGCCTACTGCATATGAAAATAACTTAGTTCCTTTAAAGTCTGTTTGAGGATAGTATACTGGATCACTGTAACTATTACCAGCATTATCGCAAACTTCAAATAACGGCTGCTGATTAGTTTTTGTTTTTTCTTGTGCTATTACCCATGCATCGCCGTGGTAGTGATAACTTTTACCTGCATTTACTAAACCTTGTGTAACTAAAATAGTTTCAAGATCAATTGGATTTGTGTCCGAAGTTTCAATTAAAGATATTTGCCTATTGTTTCCAATATCAACATATTTGACTTTGAAGATTTTGCCGCTAACTCGTATGTCAGTGTCAGCAGTAAATAAGATTCTCATACCTTCAGCTAAATCAATACCGTCAATATTGTATCCTATTTGGCCTTCGATTGTGCTAAAAACATCAGTAGTATAAGTGTCAATCAAATCAACATCTTGTTTAGCACTTGCACCAAAGTTATTAAGTTTTAGACCAGCTTCAAATTCAATAATAGGACGCAATGCTCTTTTTGACTCGTCTAAGTTTTCAGATATATTATTATATTCATAACTTGCTAAAATTACATCTTTATGGTGCCAACAATTATACCTGCTCCATGCATTCCTATCTTGACTTGCTCTATTAATAACTATATAATCTTTATTTGCAGCATAGTTTCCTGCATTTGAAAAAGGTAAAGTATCAAATTCTTCGCTATCAAAAGGAACAGTCTTATTTTCACTATAGACAGCAGGAATAATTAAATCTTGATCTTTAATTAATTTAATCTTGTCGCCAACACCTTCAACATACCAATTGTTTTGATTATAAAATGCTGGCTCAGTATCACCTTGGAATCGAATTTGCATTCCGTTAGATAATTCAACGCCATTTGCACTTTTATATGTTTTCTTACCTAAAATTTCATCAGTAACATTTAAAAAACTATTTTCTTCAATGTCATATATTTTAAATAAACCACTAGTGTCGATTTCATTTTTGCTGATATAATATAATCTATCAGGAGCGTTTGCAGGAATAGTAAATTCTATTGTTCCTTTTTCAATATAAGCAACTGCTACTTCTTCGCCATCTTCTCCTAACTTACGAATACCATCCGGGTATAATGTTGAAACATTATCGTCAGCTTCAAATGTTACACTGCCACTAGACGGTAATACAATATATTCGCCTTGGTCATATTCATTGCCATATAATACTGCATCAAAAAGACCTTCGCCTCTAATTCCTTCATTACCAGCAGTTAATACTGCACTGCCTGGTGTAAAATTTCTAGTAATTGCAAATGCAAGAGGGTGTCCAGGTGTATTAATTTCAAAGCGGTATGTTTGACCTCTGTACAGTTTTAGTGACGGGTTTCTTGTTAATCCATCATTAAACACATATGCAATATTGTCTCCTTGATCTTCTGTAGTAACTGTATAAGTACTAACAATCTCTCTACTTTGACATCGCACAGGAATACTTAAAGGACCGGTCGGCAACCAATAATATTCACGGAAGTTTACAAATTTATCCCAATCAATATTTGGGTTCCAGCCGTATGTTTCTTGTGAGTTTATCCTACTATGATTATCTGTATTTGCGCCGAATACATTAAGTTGTCCCATATAATCATTATAGTCTTTATAAAAAGTTACATTATCATAATTGTCTTTAATAACAACAGCTGGTTCAAATTGATAATCTTCTCTATTTTTACTAACATCTGCAACATAGTTGTCAGTTGGTTTATATGCTTTTGCTGTTTTTCTGCCGTAATAGCCATTTATTTTTTCTGCCACGCCGGGCTGTATAAGTTGATCAAGTGTTGCTTGTAAAAACTTTTTGTTAGCCTTTGTTCTAAAGAATGCAGGTAAAAAATCAGATGCTGTGATTTTATTATCTTTTCCGGGCACCGGAAGTGGAGATACATTTTGATCGTCATTATATGCCATTAGTAACTATATCCTCCGCTGTTACCGCTATTATTACTACTATTGCTACTACTATTGCTACTGCTATTGTTGGTGCTACTGCTACTGCTATTAGTTGTATTAGATACGCTCGATACTATACCAGATACTACTGTAGTTGCTGCTGAACTAATTACGTTGCCTGATGATTGTATTTGTGTTGCTGTAATTTCATCTATAGTTTCAATATCGCCAACTGTTGCTGCACTTGCAAAAATTTCATCTGGTTCGCTTTTTATTTCAAATAAACTACCAAACGACTGAGTTGTTTGTCTTGGAACTATTAAAAAGCTAACAAGTTTTGGTGATAATTGATTCATAATATATGCACTAAGTTCTTGGAAGTAAAATGTTTCTCCAAAATCCCAATTTTCAATATCAAAAAACTTGTTTATTGCATCGATAATATCTGCTTTTAATTCATTATCGTTAATAACTAAATTTTTGTTTCTAACTATTTTGAATTTAACTTGTAAGCTCGGCCTTGCTTTGCTTCCAAAAAGTATTTTATATTTTACTGGATGATAAATGATATCATCACTAATACTTTTAATTCTGTTAATAGAATTGCCATAATTTCTTAGCAATTCATCATTACTTGGTGGCAACGGTTGAGTTAGAAGGTCACCTGTAATATATTGTTTAACTTGTTCGTTATAAGTTTTTGTTAATATGTAAGTATCTATAATATTGCTCGAACTTGGGTCAATTCTAAAATTGCCATCAGCAACATGAACATAATGGAACTTTAAATTAGAACGTC